TATTGGAAATTAGTGAAACATTGTATACATAAAAGGTTAAATTTTCTACAAGAGTTTCTCTATTATCAGAACTATCTGGGTTGGTGGTTGAAAATGAAAATCGAATATATGTTCCACTCTTAAGAATGTTTGATAAGGAGGGAAATTCTATTGCAGCTAATTCTGGATTTGCATCATTTAAAATTATAAATCCATTCATTCCACCACTACCAAATATGCTTTGATTTATCGACATAGAGCCAAAAATTTCTTGTGCTCTTGTGCTATTTGCTATTTCAGAAAAATCAGAAGTTGGACTTGATTTAACTGATATAGATTTAAATGTTATGTCATTAAGTGAATCGCGACTCATTTATTAAAATCTTTTCTTATTTTTTCTACTACGGTGCCTACTACAGGTTCTCGTATGGTATCAATATAACGCTTATCTTCATTTTCATCTAGCAGTCTTGCTCTAACGTCACGTATGTTAATATTTCCGGTAAAACCAAATGTTGCGCCATCGGGTCCAGTATCTCCACTTGGTTGTAATATGTAAGAGTCTAGTAGTGAGCAAGTTCCTCTGGTGTTTCCAGCATCGTATTCCGATACTAGTGAATTGAAAGAAATTCCTTGTATGTCTACATTTTGAATATATGGATTAAGAACAGTTGTACCATTTATGGTGTATCTAAATTCATCCAAAGAATCGACAAATGGGCTAATTTTTCTCATGGTGAAATTATTTAATGTCAATCCAGAAAATTGATCCTTGTTACTTATAAACACTCCATTAGTTTCTACTTTACCGTCAATATCTCGATGAAATGCTCTAAATATATTACCCTCTGCAAAAAATGTTGCGGATGTTGTTGGACTGTCTGGTCCAGATCCAAAGAAAAAATCTTTTATGTGAAGTTTTCTTAAAAATGGATCCCATTTCTTCACCACTGCATATGATGGAATTTGACCCGCGTCTGAATCTACAGTATTTAAATCATCAACTAAAGCTAGAATATCCCCCTGTTTAAAATCAGCATCTTCAATAACATGAATAGCAAACCCACCAAAAGAATCATTTAGCTGTTCTGCAAAATGTATTTCGTTTATTGGCCATTCATCCCGGGAAATGTGGTTATTTAGTATTAAATTTACATAAAATAAATCTGGTGTGCCATACAATACATCCGCGTATTGTTCTGGGCGGACTCCATTATCGATTCGTAAGTTATCTGCCCCGTTAGTTTCTATTACTGGACGAGAAAAAATATTCTTTACCGTCCTAGCCTCACCAGCGGTTTTACCAAAAATATACTTAATTTCTTTTAAAAAATCAAAATACATGAAGTTCCTTATGACTAATTAGGGAAAATTCTCAGCGAAAAATTCAGATCTGCTCTTAATGGATCCATCCACATTCATTGCATTTTCTAGTTCTACAAAATTGAGCACTATATTATAAGAAAATGGAACATAATCATTAACCCGTGCTCCTGTGCCCGGAACAATAAATGATTGGTTGTCTAGTGCATGTACAACGTTCATTAATACACATGGTTTTGGTTCTCCCAACCAAAATTCAGTTGCATTTTTTTCGTTTGTAAAATCGGAGGAAAGTGCGCCTATCGTCCAGATATTTGGTGGTCTCATACGTGTCGCAAGTGCAATGTTTCCCTGATCCTGCTTTGCTCCAGCAATAGGCATGGAATTTACCTCGAATGCGTTTGCTATCGCACTAGCGTCTTTGGGTTCTGCATTAATTCCTGTTGATTTTAAATTGAAGTTAAAATTATACTTTCTCTTGGAAGAACCCAAGAATCCGGTTTCGGTAGTTAATAATTCTAGTCTACCCAGACTGGAGGTTATTTGTCCAAAAGCATCTGCGGCATAATTTTTACTAATAGATTCTAGTTTCGAATCCAGTGCGTTCAGCACCTCACTTGCAGATACATCTGTGCCTGATGGAGTGTCAAATCCAATACTGCTTAACGATTGGAGAATGTTTTCCATCATCGGAGCATCTTCTGAATAACGATGACTTGCTCCTCTAGTTACAAACGTTCCCGGAAGATATATTTCTTCTATGGGATTAGTTAAATTTGCTCTATCTGCGGTTCGTCTAGGAAACCCATAGCACCTAAAAACTAACCAATATGGTGCGTCAGATGTTCCTACTCCCCAGTCTCGACGTATTGTCATAAATTTCCCTCGTGGTTACTATATATATAGTGAGTTTAACGGTGTCCACATGGCATATAAATCAAAATATAAACCAGAAAATCCATCAAAGTACATTGGAGACACGAATAAAATTGTGTGTCGTTCTTTGTGGGAAAGAAAGGTTTGTAAATATTTAGATGAAAATAAAAATGTGATTAGGTGGGGTAGTGAGGAATTCTTTGTGCCATATACTTCACCACTAGATAAAAAGCCTCACAAATATTATCCTGATTTTATAGCAGAAATAAGGCAAGAAGACGGTTCCGTTAAGACATATGTGATAGAGGTAAAACCAGATAAGCAGACAAGACCACCAAAAAAGCCAAAAAAACAGACTAAAACATATAAAACAAATTTGTTCACGTATCTTGTTAATGAAGCAAAATGGGATGCAACAAAATTACTTTGTGAAAAAGAAGACTGGAAATTTGTATTACTAACAGAAAAACATCTATTTAAGGATAAAAAATGACATCAAATGTTGATGCACTAATTAACACCGTATACAGAAATGGTTTCATTCGACACAATAAATACTCAATTGACATGTCGTATACTGGTGGTGAAAAAATTAACGTACCAGCATATGGTGTGAGAATTCCCGGTTGGGATATATCAACAGTAACTGAGTCAAATGTTGCGGGTGGACCATATAGAAGTGGTGCAAGCGTTAAGAACTTTCCATACAGGAAAAACTGGAGACAAGAGTTATTCATAACTTTCTTTATGGAGAAAGGTTTGGATACATATAGATTTATCAACGAATGGGCAAATACTGTTGTGGCACCCGCCGGACCCAGACCATATTATGACAGTCAAGTAAAGGGCAATTATTTAAGAATAAAAGTTGGTCAGGACTCAGACAGTACTGGACAAGTTCCACCAAATGAACCTAAAGGTCCGGATATTACACATACATTTGAAGAAGCATTTCCCCGGGTCGTGTACCCAATAGAACTAAAACCAATTGAAGATGTCGCTCCGTTTATCTTCAGTGTTCAATTTAACTATCGTTATTATGACATACGCAGTCAGAGAGGTGACATAATAGGTTAACATCATGATTGAATTGCCAACATATATTACAAAATTACCAGTGCTAAACAAAAAAATAGAGATCAATCCTCTAACAGTAAAGCAAGAAAAAAACATAGGTGCCGCAAAGCAAACTGGTGGAAATGAATCAGCATTTGTAACATTTTTAAAAATACTAGACACCTTAGTAAATGTTGACATTAAAAAATTATCAGAACCCGATCTAATTCATTGCATAATAGAATTGCGTAAATTTTCTATAGGTGAAAAATTTAAAACATCGTTTGTCTGTCCACACTCAAAACAAAAGATAACAAAAGAAGTTGACTGTAGTGCTATTAAAATAAGTGGAAAAAAACATAAATCATTAGTAAACGAAATGGGATATACAGTAGAAATTATAATACCAAAAAACCAAAAAAATGCATGGAGTGCGGTGAGTTACATAGAAACTGCTAAAGAAAAAATTGATTTTTCTGAATTAACACCCATAAAAAAAGAAAATATATTCAATGGGCTACCGGTAAAAGTAAAAAATAAAATAGAAAAAGAACTAACCTCTTTGCTTCATTATGAGTATAAATTAAATTATGCTAGTGACAGAAACCACACAATTGTTGTCAGGAGCGCCGAGGATTTTTTTATCTTACTTTTTGTCATGTAAATATAGTTAACTATTATTACATGAATTTTAGATTAATGCACCAATACGGATATAATCTGAGTGATCTAGAGCAAATGATGCCATGGGAAAGAAAAATATATTTAACCTTACTTAATTCCCATATCAAAGAGGAAAATATGAAACGAGAGCAAGAAATACAGAGGAGAAAATACAGATGATAGATGACGAATTTGATGAGGAACTTGATTCTGATGAAATTGAATTTGAGTCTGACGATCACGACTCTGATGATCACATAGAGGAAGAGCTTTTAGCAGAAGAAGAAATATTACACGAAGAAGAATCCCGTTTATCTTCTACGCAACCAGAAGAAACACCTCGTGTTAATTTTGAATCTAACGAATCAGAAATTGATCATGTGGAAGATGAGCACGAGTTTTCCTCTATTCTCGAACATTCAGATCACGATGAAGATCACCATGAAGAAGAGCATAACAATGCTCCAGAATTTAACGCAGAAGACGAGATATTGGTTGCACAGGAGGAAACGTCTCTCCAAGATCTTGGTAGTTCAGAAAGAGAGGCACTCTCTATAACTGCATTGGAAAATGCATCAGAAGAAACTGATTCACCAGTAGACATGGGTCCGGTATCAGATAGCTTCTCCATAGCGGAAGAAACAGATCCTCCACCACCATTTAGTTCAGAGCTTGATGAGCAATCGGTTGAGAGTATGGTTATTCCTCAAATGGGACTTGCACAGACTGCTAGAATATCAGCAGACGCAGCAGCACTAGAAGTGCAGCCTCCGGATGAATCTGGCGGAATTATTCAACGAACTGATGGTGAACTAAAACAAGGTGCAGCACACCTCAGTGGATATCAACCCACAACAGAACAGTTGCCCTCTAGCCCAGATGGACTAGGGGCAACTCCTCAGCCTTCACAGGCTCTTAATAAAATTAGAGACTTGTCCGGAGACTTTAAAAGCACTCGATATGGATTTGGTTAATCACTCCTGAGAGAGCTTTGCAAAGTAATCGAGAGTATCAATCTCCTCAGAGACCTCAGGCTGAGGCTGAGTTGGTTCTGAACTGAGGGAAACACTTTCTGCGGTTTCCTTTGGGGTGTCAGTGAACCGAATGTCATCACCGACAACAGTACTCAGACGCTCCTTCAGTTCGTCATATGACTTGAAGTTGGAAGGATCAGTAAACGGCTTAAGGGGGTACTGCTTCTTCCAGAGTTCTTCCAGTTGCGTATCGTCCCCACTAAACAGTTCCGATAGCGAATCGAACTCAGACTTGTCATAGTTGATGAATCCAGCAACCTTGCGGACCTTCAACTTGAAATTTGCACCTTGCCAGAAGTCAAACGGATTGATCTTCTCCTCGTCTGCAAACTCAGGTTCCATGGCTTCCTGAATCTTATCAAAGATTCTCTTACCATACTTGTAGAGGAACACCTTACCCTCATTCTGGGGATTTGCAGGATCGCTAATCACTAGAATGTTGGAGATGTACTGGAGCTTGCGCTTACGAGCACGTGCAATATCCTTGTCGGTGTCTAGACCACTGTTCCAGAGTTCCGAGTTCATCTCTGAAAGGGGGTCCTTTTCAC